TGCGTCTGTCTCCTCGCCCCTCTGCTTTTTCGAGGAAGACCCCACGATAAGCGAATAAGACGAAAACGAAAAAACGAGCGTTCTTTGAAATTTTGACATACCGATAAACATGCGACACGGCGGGATAGTATTTTGTTATCCCGCCGTAAGGCGGGTCGATTTTTTTTAATTTTCGGGGTTTCTTTGCCTATATGCCGCGTTTTCAGTAATTTTGCACGTCCGATAACGTAGGACGGGTTGCTCTTTAGGAGGTGTTTGCTTTTCCGTGTCCGTTTGGTAGGCGGTTCGTCGAACAATGGCACGAATGCAGGCGCGTTCGTGACGAATGCGAACAATGCAGCGACGAATACGAATGCGAATGTCTCCTCGCCCCTAAACTTTGCAAGTAGTAACAGGAATAAAAGCGTCAAAGAGAACCTCGCCGCTTGGCGGAAGATAACAAACGCAGAACGGGTGCCGGTAGGCTGGCGACAGCTCGAACGCTCCCAAGTTAGCAAAGCAGAACCACAGAACCACCGACCCGATGAATGAAACGATTTGGCAACCTTTACGAGCGCGTCTGTGCTTATGAAAATTTAGAAGCGGCGTTTTACCACGCCAGCGAGGGAAAGCGAAAACGCCCCGAGGTTCAAGAGTTTGCCTCCGATTTGGAGGCGAACCTACGCCAAATTGAACACGAACTCCGCACGCACACCTATCACACCTCCCGTTACGACGTATTCATCAAGTACGAGCCGAAAGAACGGATCATCTATAAACTGCCGTTCCGCGACCGGGTCGTGCATTGGGCGATTATGTTGGTCGTGGAGCCTATATGGGTGAGCAACTTTACGCGGGACGTGTACGCATGCGTGAAAGGCAGGGGCATACACCCGTGCCTTAACCGCCTGCGCCGCGAAATGGAAGCCGACCCCGAGGGTACTGCCTATTGTCTGAAACTCGACGTCCGCAAATTCTACCCGTCCATAGACCATGACATCCTCAAACAGGTTGTCCGGGTCAAGATCAAAGACCCGGAACTGCTCGGGCTGCTCGACGAGATTATTTGCTCGGCGGACGGGGTGCCGATAGGCAATTACCTAAGCCAATTTTTCGCAAACCTCTATCTTTCCGAGCTCGACCACATCATCAAAGAGCAGCTCAAAGTCCGTTATTACTACCGTTATGCCGACGACATCGTGCTGCTGGCGGCGGACAAAGCGACGCTCTCCGGGCATTTGGTGTTTATCAACCACTATTTGAACCACGAACGGGCACTCGACATAAAACGGAATTACCAGATATTCCCCGTTGAGAGCCGTGGCGTCGATTTCGTGGGTTACGTCACGTATCACACCCATTGCCTCGCCCGCAAGCGGAACAAAAAGAACCTTTGCAGGAAAGTGGCAGCGTTCAGAAAACGCGGTTTGCCGGACGAGGAAATACGCCTCAAACTGGCGTCTAACCTCGGCTTCATGCAGCATTGCGATTCAATCCATTTATTAAATACTATCGGTATGAAAAAATTTAGTGAAGTACAGAAACAGAAAGGCAATTTTGAGGGTGCCAAGCTCAAAATTGACAACATCCTCAACCGGGTGTTACAGCTCACGGGCTACCAAATTGGCGAATCGCGGTACCGCGACACGTGTTTAACCCTGCAATTCAAGATAGAGGAGCAGGTGCCGCAACCCGACGGGACGACACGCCCGGAGTGGGTGCAGCATATATGTTTCACCGGGTCGCAGGCACTCGTAAAGCAACTCGACGGGGTGGAGATAGACCCGCAAGACCCGCCGTATTGCCGGATTATAAAACAAGAGATCGAGGGCGGTCGGTGTTTCTACAAGATCATCGACCCCGAGTAAAAACCAAAAACGAATGAAAACAGCAAACCACGCCGAAAGGCACGCATTTGTCAAGTATGACAACGGGCATTATCTGCTCTATCTGAACGAACAGGCGGCAACTTTTGACATGCCGGAACACGAGAACCCGATCGAGGGCTATTCCTACACGGGAGACATGGAGGACGGCTCGACGATCATCGAGGCGAAAGACGTCACCGACGAGAACCGCCGGATCAAGTTTATTGCCGGGTTGATCGGAAAGCAGTACTCTATCGACGCACAGATCGCTCTACTCGCCAACGGTGCCGACACCGAGGAACACGGGCAGGAACTCCGGGAATTTGAAGCGTACCGGAACAAGTGCAAGCAGGACGTGGACGAGCTGCTGAACCGTTAGAACCGAAACCACTAAATTTTTGGGGGGTGAAAAGAAAAAAGCCCCCGGCTGTTAGTAAGCCTCTTACCTCTGTACTAACATAAAATGCGCCACAACGCACAACCGAGGGCATAGACCTTTGGTCGCGTTGTGGCGTTTTATTTTGCCTATATGTTACGCAAACATAATTTTATGTTGCAGAGGTAAGAGACCACAAAGATACGAAAACATTTTGAACACCATTTTAT